CCGCACCAAGCAGGCCATGCTCGCGATCGAGGGCCTGACCCAGCAGGCCACGACCGCCCTGTTCTACGAGGACGAGCGCACCAACCCGGAGCGCATCACCGGCCTCGCGCCCCACTACTCGACCGTCAACACCGCGACCGCGGCGTCGGCCGAGAACGTCATCGACTGCGGCGGCACCGGCTCGGACAACATGAGCCTCTGGATCCTGGAGCTGGGCGAGGGCAAGATCAGCGGCCTCCTGCCCCAGGGCAAGCGGTCGGGCATCCAGCGCGACGACCGTGGCGTCATCGAGATCCCCGGCGCCGTCGGCGTCGATGGCTCCTCGATGCGCGCCTACCGCGAGTACCTCAACTGGTCGCTCGGCCTGGTCGTCGAGAACTGGACCTGTGGCGTCCGCCTGCCCAACATCGACGTCTCCAACCTGCGCGCCAATGCCGGCAGCCAGGCCGACCTCTGGAACAAGATCATCGAGGGCATCGGCCACCTGCCGGCCTCCAGCGGCGGCAAGCGCATCGTCTGCGGAAACCGCACCGCCCGCACCTGGATGCGCATCCAGGCACTGAGCAAGAGCTCGGGCATGACCACCTTCGAGACCGTGATGGGCAAGCCCGTCATGATGGTCGACGGCATGCCGTTCGTCACCTGCGACGCCCTGCTCAACACCGAGGCCCGCGTCGTCTGATTCGCTGCTCCTGACGGTGCAGACGCAGAGCCCGGCTGTCGTGGTGGCAGCCGGGCCTCAGCGTCACAAGCCTCTACCAACCATCCCACGGAGCCAATCCCATGGCCATGATCGACAAGCTGCTCACCTTCTGCACCGCGCAGGCCCTTTCGGCCGACGCCAACCTGACCGACGTCATCGACCTCAAGGCCGCCGGCGTATTCGGCAACGGCAGGCCAATGCAGGTGGTCATCAACGTCGACGTGGCGGCCGACGCCACGACTGGCGACGAGACCTACGCCTTCAACGTCATCACCGACGATGCGGCTGACATCGGCTCCGGCACCACGATCGCCACCAAGACGATCACCGCTGCGAATCTGGCCGTGAACACCCTGCACGTCATCGACATCCCCGAGGACGTTGCGACCCTCCAGTACCTGGGCGTTGCCTTCGACGGCGGCGGCACGACCCCGACCGTGACCATCACCGCCTGGCTCGCCGAGAAGGGCACCAGCATCACCAACCTGTACAAGGCCCCGAACGGCTTCGACGCCTGATCCAGGCGTCGTCCGTCGTCCCCTGACCCGCACCGGAGCCACACATGGCCGATCCCCAGCCTCCCGCCAAGCCGCCCGCCGCGGCCGACCCCAAGCCCCAGCCTCCCGCCAAGCCCGCCAAGACGCGCGTCCGCGCCCTGGCGCGTGGCTACTACGATGGCGTCATCCGCGAGCGTGGCGATGAGTTCGAGATCGAAGCCGATGCGGACCTCGGTGGCTGGATGGACCCCGTCAGTGAGGCCGAGGCCAAGCGGCTGGCCCCTGAGATCGCCAAGCTCAAGAAGAACCGGCCGCCCCCGCCGATCGGTCCCAACGTGAAGCCGACCCCGGCCACCCGGCTCAAGTAGGCCGACGGCTACAGGCGCGCGACACCCGTGAGGGGCCGGAGACCCCGGCCCCTTTCTTCTTCTAAGGACTTCCACCCGTGAGCTACAGCCAGGCCGCCATCTGCAACATCGCCCTCGGGCACCTGGGCATCAACCGCCTCATCACCGACCTGGAGAGCGAGCGGACCAGCAAGGCGCAAGCGCAGGCCTGCATCACGCACTACGACCTGGCCCTGGAGGTCACGCTCAAGGCGCACCGCTGGCCCTTCGCGCAGCGCGTCGTCGCCCTGGCTACGATCAGCGGATTCACGAGCGACGTCTGGACCTACGCCTACCGCGCGCCCAGCGACTTCCTCGCGGCGCACACGATCAACCGCACCGAAGCCAACGTGCAGGGCGAGCGCTTCCAGGTCGGCGGCGACGCCAGCGGCGCCATCATCTACACCAACGCCGAGGACGCAGTCCTCGATTACACCGCCCGCGTCACCCAGCCCGGCCTCTACCCGGCCGACTTCGTCGAAGCGCTGGCCTACCAGCTCGCCATCCGTGTCGCCCAGCCGCTGTCCGCCGAGGAGAACCTGCGCCAGGTCGCGCGCGATGGCTATCGGCATGCGATCACCGAGGCGATGACCACCGCAGCCAACGAGGGGCAGGGCACCGAGCCGCCTGCCGACGAGTTCCTGGCTGCCCGCAGCGTCAGCACCGACCCCTGGCGCCAGACCACGAGCGGGATCTAGCCCATGCCCTCGATCAAACAGCGGTCCTTCGCTGGCGGCATCATCGGCCCCGAGCTGGAGGGCCGCGACGACCAGACCAAGTATCAGACCGGGCTCAAGGAAGCCCTCAACGTCATCATCCAGCGCTACGGCGGGGTCACCAACCGGGCGGGCTCCTACTTCCTCGCCGAGGCACGCGACGGCGATGCCGAGTCTCGCCTCTTCAAGTTCGTCTTCAACGCCGACCAGACCTACATCTTGGAGTTCGGCGAGCAGTACATGCGGGTCTATCGCGATGGCGGCGCCGTGGTGCCGTCCGCGACCGCCTGGTCAGCCCTGACCACCTACCTCGTCGGCGACATCGCCAGCCTCGCCGGAACGACCTACTACTGCGTTGCCGACCACCTCAACCATACCCCGCCCAACGTCACCTATTGGGCGCCGATGACCGCGGGCTTCTACGAGATCCCGACGCCCTACGCTGCCGCCGACCTGCGGGCTATCCAGTACGTGCAGAGCGGCGACATCGTCACGCTGGTGCATCCCGACTACGCTCCGCGCGAGCTGCGCCGCACTGGTCACACCGCCTGGACGCTGACGCTCAAGAGCTTCGCCCCAGCGGTCGACCGGCCGACTGATTGCACGGCTGTGGCTGGCGGCGGAGGCGGCAACTCCTACCGCTACCAGATCACGGCCTTCAACAAGGACACGCTGGAGGAGAGCTATCCCGGCCGCGAGACCGCGGAGACCGTCACCGGCGCGACCCAGGCCAACCCCTGCGCGATCACCGTCGTCGGCCATCCCTACAGCACCGGCGACGAGGTCTATCTTGCCAGCCTGGGCGGCATGACCCAGCTCAACGGGCGGACCTTCGTCGTCACCAAGACGGGCGCCAACACCTTCACCCTCGACGGCGAGGACTCGACGGCGCACACCGCCTACACCGCCGGCGGCACCGCTGCGCGTCCATACGTCCGCCTCGACAGCGCGGCCGCACCAACCACCAGCGCCCCGCACGTCATCACCGCCGACAATCCGGGCCAAGGCTTCGGCCTATGGTTCTACCGCTACAAGGACGGCGTCTTCGAGTTCATCGGCGAGGCGAACGGGAACGCCAGCGCGGCGACCATCAGCTTCTCCGACACCAACATCGCGGCGCAGGCCAGCCTCACCCCGCCGATCGAGCGCGACCTCTTCGCCGAGGCCGGCGCCTATCCGTCAACCGTCACCTACGTCAAGCAGCGCCTGGCCCTGGCGAACAGCGACGATGCCACTGAGCGCGTCTGGATGTCGCAGACGGGCAACTACAGCAACTTCGCCAAGAGCTCGCCGATCCAGAGCGATGACTCCATCGAGTTCCAGCTTGCCGGCCGGCAGGTCAACGCGGTGCGCCACATCATCGAAGTCGGCGGCAAGCTGGTTGTTCTGACCGACTCGGCCGAGTGGGTCATCAGAGGCGACAACGGAACCATCACGGCAACCGGAGCGCTCAACCCGGAGCAGCAGGGCTATGATGGCGCCGCAGCTATCGCACCAGTCATCATCGGCAACACCGCCCTCTACGTCCAGGCGCGTGGCAGCTTCGTCCGCGACCTGCGTTACGACTACGAGAGCGACGGCTACCAGGGCCGCGACCTGACCATCTTCTGCCCGGAGCTCTTCGACGGCCATGAGATCGTGGCCATGGACTACCAGAAGATCCCGCACTCGGTCAACTGGTGCGTGCGCGACGACGGCATGATGCTGGGCCTGACCTACGTCCGCGACCACGATGTCTGGGGCTGGCACCGGCACCTGACCGCCGGCGGCGACGACACATACAAAGACGTCTGCACGGTGCCCGAGGGCCGCGAGGACGCGCTCTATGTGATCGTCCGCCGCTACGTCGATGGCGCCTGGACCCGCTACATCGAGCGCTTCGCCTCGCGCCAGTTCACCGACGTCGCCGTCGATGCCTTCTTCGTCGACTGCGGCCTGACCTACGACGGCCGCAACGTCGGCGCAACGACCATGACGCTCACCGGCGGGACCGCCTGGGACGACACCGAGGACATGACCTGCACTGCCAGCGCCGGGACCTTCGCCGCCTCGAACGTGGGCGACGAGGTCGTCTTCTATGTCCAGGAAGAGGACCCGGACACCGAGGAGATCGAGACCGCCCGCTACGCCTGCACGATCACCGGCTACACCTCGCCGACCGTGGTGACGGTGCGCGCCGATCGCACGCTCCCGGCCAGCATCCGCACCACCGCTGTAACGGCCTGGGGCCTGGCCGTCGATACCGTCACCGGCCTCGACCACCTGGAAGGCCGCACCGTGACCGCCCTCTGCGATGGATCAGTCAACCCCGAGGCGGTCGTCACCGGCGGCAGCATCGCCCTGGCATCGCCGGCCATGATCGCACACGTCGGCCTGCCCTACACCGCCCGCATCGAGACCCTCGACGCCGAGAACCTCCAGGGCGAGACCTGGACCGACAAGAAGCGCAAGATCCACGCGGTTGGCGTCAAGGTCAAGGACAGCCGCGGGCTCTGGCTGGGCTTCGGCGACGGTCAGCTCTTCGAGCACGAGGACGAGCAGGCCGAGGACTACGACGACCCGATCCCGCCCTTCACCGGGCTCATCGAGGAGAACGTTGACACCACCTGGGAGAAGACGGGCAAGGTCGTGGTCGAGCAGCGGGATCCGCTGCCCATGACCATCCTGGCCATCATCCCCCAGGGCAAGATCGGAGGGACCTAATCATGGGCGCAGCAGGCTACGGAGCAGCGGCAGCATTGAGTCTTGGCGGCGGCATCTACAGCGCCTTGGCCCAGGACGCCGCTGGCGTCTACAACCAGGCGATGGCCGAGTACGACGCCAAACAGCTCGACGACATGGCGGTCGACGCCATTGCCCGCGGCGAGGACGAGGCGCAGCGCGTTGGTCAGGAAGGCCGCCGCGTCCAGGGCGAGCAGCGCGCCGGATTCGCTGGCCAGGGCATCGACGTGGGTGTCGGCACCGCGGCCGACATGCAGATCGAGACCCTGGAACTGAACGCCCGCGACATGCGGACGGTGCGCCTCAATGCCATGGAGGAGGCGCGGGGAATCCGCGTCCAGGCTGCCAGCACCCGGGCCAACGGCCGCATGGGCGCGCGAACGGCAACCGGCCAGGCTGCGGGTACACTTCTGACGGGAGGTGCTCAGGCTATCAGCATGGCGGCTCAGGGCGTCGAGAGCTACCGAGGGAGCCGCTGACATGGTCGACATTCCCATCTACCGCCAGCAGGTCCGCCAGGCGCCAGCCGCCGACACGCGCCTCAATCTGCGCGCCACCCCCGACGCCATGGGCGCCGCGGTTGGCGAAGGCGTCCAGGCCCTGGGCCGTGCCGCTGCCACCATCGGCGGCGTCACCGATCGCATTATGGCCGAGGAGCGCCAGCGCGGCAACGATGCGCAGATGGCGCGCGCCCTGGCCGAGAGCACCGCCCTGGCCAACGGGCTCCAGCTCGAATACGAGAAGCACCAGCTCGACGATGCCGTCGCCAAGCGCGGCGACTTCGAGACTCGATACAGCAAGGGCCTGGACGACATCGCGGCCAAGCTCGGCAACGACGAGCAGCGCGCCGCCTTCGGCAACTTCCGTCTCAAGCAGGAGGTCTCCTTCCAGGGCGCCGTGCGCAACCGCGCCTACGCGGAAGGCGAGCGTTCCTTCGACCTCGACTTCACGAACGCTCGCAGCGAGCTGGTCCGCTCGATCCGCATCAACGCCGATCCAGTCAACGGCGAGGAGGGGCTCGCCCAGGTTCAGACCCGGCTGGAAATGCTGGCCAGCCGCAATGAGGGCCTGGCGCGGCGCCGCGGGCTCAACCCCGAGCAGCTCGCCGAGCTCAACCGACGCGACGCCGCCGAGGCCTACGCCACCGTCATCAACAGCTACAATGAGGCCGGCCATTCCGTCGCCGCCAAGCAGCTCTTCGACCAGCACAAAGACACCCTGGAGCCCAAGACCCGCGATGCGCTCCAGCGCGCGCTGGAGCTGGGGACGACCAAGACCCTGGCGCAGCAGAAGAGCGCCGAGATCTACAGCCCCGACAAGACGCTGGAGGCCATGTACGCCGAGGCCGACAGCATCGAGGACCAGCAGGTCCAGGCCGAGGTCAAGCGCCGCATCGACGAGCGCGACGCCCTGCGCCGGCGCGCGGTCGAGCAGGTCCAGGACAAGACCTTCACCGCCAGTTATGAGAAGATCAAAAGCGATCCACGCGGATTCGATGCCCTGACGGCTGGCGAACGCACGGCGATGGGGCCGGAGCGCGAGGAACGACTCAAGGCGTGGACCATGCGCCGGGCCAAGGGCGAGCAGCTCCCGTGGCAGGCATCCAAGGCGGTGCGCTACCAGATCGAGCAGGCCGCCGGCAACCCGGCCACCCGCGACGCCTTCGGCAAGGCCAACCTGCTCGACTACGTCGACCGCCTCAACGAGGACGACTTCAACGCACTCGCTGCACTCCAGAAGGACCTACGCGCCGGCAAAACCGAGGGCGCTGACTGGCTGAACACGCGCGAGGAGAAAGTCAACCAGGCGCTGGCTGGCCTCGGCATGGACCCCCGGCCCTACTACACCGACAGCAAGGGCAAGGTGACCAACAACCCGCAGGCCGTTGCCTTCCGCGCTCAGGTCCAGCAGGAGGCCGCGCGCGTCGCTGCCGCCAACAAGCGCGAGCAGCCGACCGCCGACGATGTCCAGAAGGCCATCGACACGACCATGATGAAGAAGGTGAGGATCAACGAATGGGGACGCGATCCCGAGCGCGTGGCCGCGACCCTCACGGCCGACGAGCGTGGGAAGTCCTACGTCCCGATCGAGCAGGTTCCGGCCAACCACAACGCCGCCATCCGCGCCGCCATCGCAGGCAAGGGACAGGAGGCAGATGACGATCGGGTCCAGCGCGCCTATGCCGCGGCCCTGATAGGCGACCGCGCCCTCTACGACTCCATCATCGCAGGCCAGTAAATGCCCAACGACCTCGACCCGTTCGACGCCATCCAGCAGACCAATGCCGCGACGCAGGAGGCCGCAGCCGCTCCGCGCGACGTCTTCACCGAGATCAACGGCCAGGCCGATCCGCTGCGCGCCACCGCCTACCTCGGCAGCAAGATGGCGCCCGAGCGCGCCGCCAAAGTGATCGCTTTGCGCGACCGCACCGGACTGCCAGCCGACCTCGTCGACCGCAACCTGGACGAGGTCGAGCAGCAGGCAAAGAGCGCCGACTTCAACCCTGATCAGTACCGCAAGACCTCGCCCAAGGTCGCCGCCTGGCTGGCCGAGCAGCCCGAGCACTACGCCATCGCCAGCGACGACCTGCCGCGCCTGGCCGCGCTGGAGCGCTTCGTCGGCGAGTCGCCAGAATACGCCTGGGACAAGAACGGCGCCGTCCTGGGTGCCATGCAGGGCAACAATCGCACCTACTACCGCAGCACCGCCGACCTCCTGCGCGAGATGCAGCGCCAGAACAACCTGGCCGTCGTCGACGACGTACAGCGCCGCATGCGCGCCGAATCGGCCAAGGACCGCAGCCCCTTCGCCGCTGGCTTCCTGACCGCCGGCGGTTCGACCCTGCGCCTGGCGCAGAGCGTCGGCGACGCCCTGACCGGCCAGGATCGCGCCAGCGGCACCTCTCGCCAGGTTGCGCAGATCGGCGAGGCCAGCGCCATCAACGATCCCGGATTCATGGCCGACGTGCAGCGTGGCCTCGGCGGTCTGACCGCTGACCTGCCCTTGATGCTCGCCGGATCAGCCCTGGCCCCGTTGACAACGCTTCGCGGTATCATGGGCGCCAGCCGCCTGGGCAAGATCGGTGCCGGTGTCGCCGCCACCGCCATCGCCGTGCAGCCGCTGGCCATCCGCGAGGGCATCCTCACCGGCCAGGAGGAGGGATGGGCCAACGGCCTGGCTTCCTGGGGCATCGAGACGGCCATTCCCGCCGCCTTCGGCACGACCGGCACCGAGAAGATCATCACCACCCTGCTGGCCCGTGGCGTGGCCAAGGAAGCCGCCCCGAGCCTGTCCCGCGTCGCCGGCCGCCTGCTGCTGGACGCTGGCCTGGAAGGCACCGAGGAAGCCGTCACCGAGCTCGCCCACGCCCTGCATGAGGTCGGCAGCGGCATCAACCCGGCGGCCCTCGACCCGGACCAGCTCTGGCCGCGCCTGGCCGTGGCTGGATCGGTCGGCGCCATCGCGGGCGGCGGCTTCAACCTGCCCGGCGCC